CCGGTTCAGTCGCCGCCACTATTGCGAATGATTCAGTTAATGATGATAAATTAGCCAATTCAACGCTTGCTAAAGTTGATGGTGCTTTACCAAAGGCCGGAGGAACGATGACGGGTGAGATTGAGGCAACAACAATCACACTTAATGCCGTTCCTGCTGACCCTGCAACAGATGACAAGGTTCGCATTGGTGAATCGGGTGGTTCGGGCGAAGACGGGAACAATATGTTTATGATACGCACTAATGACGGTTATTTAAAACTTGGGCCAAACAACGGAAGTTACGCTCACTTTGTAACAGACGCAGACGATTTTTATTTTAGTGAGCCAATCACTATCGCAAGTGGGGATATAAACGCATATAGCGGCGACTTAAGACTTGGAACAGGGACTAAAGCAAGTAATGCAGTAACCGCTATTACAATTACCGATAATACACAAAACATTGTTGTGGGCGGTACAATTTCCGAAGGCGGCACTCTTCTAAGTGCAAAATACGCACCCCCTGTTCAAATTATGAAGTTTAACAAAACAGGAACCTCAAATGTTGATTCAAACTTAACTTACGAAATACCAAATAACCAAGCATCCTTAATCGCAGTCGGTTCAAACCAATGGACAGAGGTTACTGCCGGAACCACACATTCTTCTATGGAAATAACGGCTGATTATGGCGTTAAATTTCTTGAAACAGGTATTTACCAAGTAACAACAGGATTTTATCTTCACTCCGCAGGTTCAGTTACGGGTGGAATAACTGCATTATTTAGATGCTCTACTACTGCACCCGACCCAACCCAAGCAGGGCATTATCCTTCGGGTGGGGCGGCAATTGACGAAGGATTTAACAGATTTGACATTGACCTAAATGGGCAAAATCTTTCTCTTGACCCCGATTTTACTTTAACTTTTAATGTAACTGTACCAAATAAAACAATATACTTTTATTGTTATGTTAATAATATCGGTAGCACCACTTGGAGAATTAGAGGTCATGCTTCCGAACCACTTAGTCAATTTACCGTTGTTAGATTAGGTAATGTGCAATCATAAGGTGATTAAAATGACAAGATGCAATTTATTAGATGCTTGGTTTGATTCCGAGTCAAAAAAACTTGACGAAAAAGAAAACAACACAAAGAAAGACTTTATAACAGGTGAAAAAAAATGAGTGAAAAAAGAAAAGGAAAAATTGTGTATCAACCTCCCGAAAGATGTTACACAAATGTAAACATTGAAGAGACACCCCACGGCTACAAGATTTATCGGATAGGCGAATCGCGTCATTTTACAGTCATTCCCCTATCCTCTACCAAAGAAGTATTATACAGTAAGGATTGAGAAACATGGAAATTGAAACTATATTATTTATCATAACTGCGGTTGCGCTTGACATTTTGATTATCGCATACGCAGGTAAGCACTTGTTGGCTTTTTGGCGTAAAATTAACGCTGATGGTAAAATCACCGCCGACGAAATTATGGACGGCGTAGAAGAAGTCGTTGAAACCATTAAAGATGTCAAAGACAAATTGGGCGGCGAAGAAGAATGAATGCTGATGAGCGAATAGATTCGTTGGAAGAAAGAACCCGTTTGCTTGAGCAAGCGGTTCTTGAATTGTCCACGATGGCGAAGTACCTAAAGTACGCCGCAATTGCCCTGTTCGCTTCGCTTGGCGTTGATGTGCAGGGTGTGATGTGATGGTTTACTATTGCACTACTTCCGATGTAGGTTCACGCCTTGCTCTTGATAGCGCACAGCGCACAAGAGCCGCAACCCGACTAACAAGTGTTATTCGTCGGGCTACGATTGATATTGACCAAATGTTTCGTGATTACGGGCGCAGTGTCCCAAGTAAAAGTATTGCTGAAACAACACTTAACGGCTCTATTAGTGCTGGTGCAACAACGGTCACACTAACTTCTGCATCCTCATTTACAAGTGCAGGGAACGGAAACATTGACGGTGATTCATTCGCTTGGACGGGGAAATCATCAAATGACCTTACGGGCTGTACGGGTATTTCTTTTGACCATGCAACAGGTGTGACTGTTCAAGAAGGAGAGTTTGCTCATGTACTGCGTGAAATTTGCGCTGATATTGCCGCAGGGTATTATCTTGAAGACGAAGCGGTTTTTCAAACTGCTGACACCAAAGGTAGCATTAGAGGCAACAACCTAAGAGAGCGTGGATTTGATAACCTTAAGAGGTTGGCTCACTTAGGAAGTGTGGACTAATGCGCCCTATTCGTATTGCTGACAGAATGGTTAGCAGTGGTGGCGGCGGAAAAACTAAAATTTCCGTTGATATGACCCAATTTAATAGGGCTATGGATAAAGCGCAAAAGGATATTGCACAGGCTATGTTTGAAGGTAGCGGAATTGCTTTTGCCGCCGCTTTAGACAGAACCTTTAGGTATTTGCAGGGTAGGGTAGCACATACCCCACAAGCAAAAAAGGTAGCCGATTCGTTGGACTACACTAAAGGCCCGGAAAGAAAAAAATCAATCAAAATTACTGATAGTGAAGTAACAATTGAAGCCATGTTTGGTAGCCGTGGGCCGGATAAAAGAAACGGTGAAATTGGTTTTGGTGTTCATACAAGTCCCGATGATAACGGAGGGACATTTAACATTGGTTGGGCCGTTGAAGAAGGTATAAGCCCAAAAACATTTTCTTGGAAATCAAGTGGGGCGCAAACTTATAGCCGTCAAGTTAAGACTAAGCATGGTAATTCAGCATGGTACGCCGGTAAAGGAACAGGGCAAGCAGAATTTTTAGGTATTATTGGTGCAGACTACATAGATTTCGCCATGAGGGTTTTTGATGCGAGAATAAATACCGCAGTAAAAAGAAAGATGAAAAGGAAGTTAGAGTAATGGCGATAGCAAAGACAGAAGAATTTTGGAACCACCGACTAAACGGTGAAGACCCAACAAGCCCGACAGGTGAAAACAACACTGCTTGGAGTGCAACAGGAAGCGGTGCAAGCGAAGTGGACAAGTATTGGGTAGTCACTGATGCTCGCTACAATGTCACACCAACAACAAATGCTTATACTATTTTTAGCGTTATACAATACACAGGAGTACCCGACAATGACGAAGTGTTGCTTTCCCTTGATAACGGTTCTAAAAAAGTGGAAGTAAAAGCCTTTGGACAAAAAGTAAAACTTGTCGGTGCAAGCACCGTCACAAGTGATGACTTGGATATTTCAATGGCGGAAGATAACCCCGTTCCCCTTTCGTTGCGNTTGACTCTTGATGCTTCGGGCAACGCTCGGCTATATCTTCGTGAAATCATTGAAGATGATGACGCACAGACGGCTTACCTAAGCGTAGCAGGTGCAACAGGCTCAAGCCGAAATGTGGCTTGGGGAAACAACACAGGCACAGTCAAATGGGCTTCCGTTTACATGACCGATATGGGAGCATTTTCTCCCCTTGAATTAGCCCCTTCCGACTTGGCTACCGACACCTTACTTCGTATGGGTCTATCAATCGTTGAAAATCTAAGAAATAGCCGAAGGGCGCATTTGAAAACACACTTAGATGCAGGGTCAATTCGTTATGGTTATGACATATCCCAAGAAATGCTTACACGCTCAATCCCTCCCTTTATTCATGTCTTACTGCGTGGATTAGGTTCACCTACCTTTGCGGCTCTTGGAGGCGGTCGTATTGACCAAGAATACGATGTTCTCATCTATGTCACAACAAGAGGTACAACCTATGAAGATGCTTACCGATTAGGCTTGAACATTTTAGGAGAATGCTTTGATGAGTTATACACCACGACAGGTCTAAACGGAACGACAGACAGTCTGTATGAGTATCAATTAGAATTGCAGTCCCGCTTAGATGATGAAGTCACAATTTGCACACACTTGCTCACATTAACCTATATGCGCCGCCTAAATATGCGGCACAGATGAAACGCTTAAATATCAACGCATTGGTAGTGTAAACACCGAGAAGTGATTACTATGAGTGGATTTACAAACAGATATGTCGGACTTGTCAAAGAATCAGCCTATGGAACCGACCCCGGTTCAGCCTATGTTTATGGAGAGGTTGATGACGAGTCTATCAAGCATAATTACGATGTGCTACAACGAACCGACATGAGCCGATACGGTGCGGCCAAGTCAAACACAGGAAAGGAGTATTCCGAAGGCGACATTAACATGGCTATGCTTGCTGATAACTTTACAGGACTTGCTCTAACAGGTCTTTTCCCAACCGATACAGTAGGTAGTGTAGCCGACGGTCTTTATCCCCATGTTTACACCGAAGCAGGAACAGACCGTTCTTTTACCATGAAAGTAGGTCGTGAAGAAAAAGAACACACTTACACAGGTATTGTTGTGGACAGTCTTTCAATCAGTGCAAATCTAAATGAGTACGCTATGGTTTCAGCATCCTTTATGGGTAAAGCGGAAAGCGCAGTAGCCACTCTCGCAACCCCCTCTTTTAACACAAATGACGCTTTGTATTTCTCGGATGCAAAGGTTTTCTTTAACGGTGATGCAACCGCTTCTAACCTTGTTAAATCAATTTCCTTTGACATTAACATGAACCGTGATGGTGACAACGCCTGTGGTCTTGGTGACGCAACCTATATTCGTGCGCCACCATTCCAACGCCGTGAAATCAGTGGAACAATTGAGTTTAACAAGATTATTCACACTGCCGTTGAAAGCGAGCCAACATACACTGAATTAACTGCGGCTGATGGATTGGAATTGTCCGGTAGTGGAATTGAATTGAAGGTTCAGTTTGGCGACGAATCCGTTGCAGATGTTCTAACATTTAACTTTTACAAAATTCGCTTTGAAGCACCCGACGCAAATGTTTCCGGTCGTGACACACAAACCATGACCGTTCCCTTTGTCGCTCTTTTCAGTCCCAACGATAGCAAAATGATGGATATTACTTTGCGAAACGCTCAATCATCCGCATACTGAGGTGTTTAAATGGCTCATAACGGTGGAACAACAATTCCCGACAAAACAAAATTAAATGTTTTGCACTTTGAAGGTACTGCCGCCGCAGTACAAACGGCTCTACGGGCCGCAATAGCAAACGATGATGTTATCATCAATTGCTCAACAACAAGAAAGAAGGATAGCAACCACATAACCTGTACGATTGTTGCTATCATAGCATGAGAATAGTATTCCCCTAAAAGGAAAGAGAAGTGAAAGATATATGCCCGTATTGAAGAAAGAGTTTGAATTAGACGATGGAACAAAAATCACCTGCCGACAAGCAGGTGGTATGACTAAACTTCGGATTGAAAATATCCAAGCGAGAGTTTTTCGTGACCATATGCACTTCGGTTTAGACACAACCGAATGGACTGCCGAACAACAAAAAACATTTGCTGACGCTTTAGAAAAAGAAGGCGCAGGTATGGAAGACCAAATTAAAGCATGGATTCCTAAGTGTGTTATTGAGCCAAAAGAATTTGATATTGATTCATTGACAAGCGAAGAATTGCGAATGATTCTTGGCTTTGTGCGTGGGGATGACCCGGATGGTGCGCCCCCTTTGGACAATTCTTCCGAGTAGCCCCAACGCTTTGTATGGCGTATAAGGGAACGCTCCCCTCGGAATTATGGGACAGGTATGACGGCGAAGGCGGTCAAGAGCAAATGACAATTGACCTATTGGTTGCTATGGATATGTCCGATAAAATTAACAACGCTACGCAAAAGTCAAAGAAGAAATTTGACGGTAAAGGTATTGCGGCTCGTCGCAAACAAAAACAAGAGCAACGCCAATTATTAAACGACAACGAGAGTGTAGCATTTTTACAGGGCTTAGGCTTGCCCATAGAGCGTAGTGCAAAGTGATAGAGGGTTTAGTAGTGATTGCACATTTATTTACCTCCCTTATGCCCGTAGTGGCCTTATTCGCCACTGTTACCATGCTCGTACTCCGAGCCGGTGCATCCCGTATTTTCTTTGATGTTGTAGGCTCGTTCCAAGCCACGCGATTGATTGGTGACGCTCAAGCAAAAATCACTGTGTTGCAGGGGTTGGTTCTTGACGGTCTTTCCGGTATCACGGAAGGAGTGGGATTGATTGGCGAACAGATGCAAAACTTAGTGGACAGTACCGTTCCCCTTTCTCAAGAAATTGGTTTTGCTCGTATTGAGTTTGAAAAGTTTGCTAACTTTGCTGAATCACAAGAAATTGGTGACAGAATAATTGAAATCGGTGAAACTTATGGGTTTGCCGCCGACCAAGCACTTTCCGCAGGTGCAAAAATGGCGCAGTTATCACAAGTTGTTGGTGGTGGAGCCGCAACCGCAGTTGCTACCGAAGTAGGTATTCAGTTTGGTTTAGTCGGTGGTATGGAAACAGAAGACGCTATGAAAAAGTTAATTTCCTTACAACAACAAACAGGTTTTATGTATGGTAGTTTAGAAAAAGCACATTTTGACAGATTAACCACACAAGAAAAAGCAAATCTTGTTGGTTACGAAAGCGTAAAAATGCTTAATCAATTGAACACAATTGAAAACCGTTCATCCGCAACGATGGCTCAAATGACCCATGTTATGAACCAATTCGCTTCGTCTGCAAAATTAGCCGGTGACGAAACTTCCTTTATGGCGGCGGCATCAGCCACACTAATTGAAGCCGGTGAAGAACAAGGTAAGGCCGGTCGTGCGCTCAAAATGATTTACGCTCGTCTTGGTGCTGACACAGGTAAAAACTCCGAAGTCCTTCGTAAGTTTGGTGTTGAAACTAAAAATGCTGACCTCTCGCTTCGTAGTCTTGAAGAAATACTTACCGACTTATCAAAAGTTTATCCCACTTTATCAAACGAACAACAGTTACAAATTTCACAGGCTATGGCCGGAAACGACCACTATGTTCGTGCTATCAAATTGATGGAAGGATTTAACCGAACCATGCAATTACAAACCGATGCAGTCAATGAATTGGACACGGCACAGGATGAATTGAATAAGCGTTTTAAAGATAATGCGTTTCTTTTGACTCAACAGGAAACACGATTAAAAAATTCAAAGGCGGCAGTAGGTGAAATATTTACTCCTGCCGTTATTAGGGCTACAAAAGCACAAGCCGACCTTAACTTTGCATTGGCGGATATGGCGGA